GAAGCGAAGAAGCGCGAGTACAATAAGAAATATTGTGCAAGCGCGGCATGGCGCAAGAAACGTCGTCAGTGGTACTGGGACGATAGACGCGCCGAGCAGGAAAAGCGAGATAGAGAAGCACAGGGTTAGTATGGTATAATTGCGTTATGGCGACACACCAAACCGTTTAGGAGATTATTATGGGTGAAGTACTGATTACGTTATGTATCGGCACAGCAGTCGGCTCTATTGTTGGGTTTTACATCGGCTACGCATGGAGCGAATCCAAGGTTGCCGATAAGGTGTCCGCCTTTTCTGCCGATGTCTATGCCGAGATCATGGAACTCAAGAGCGACATCAAGCGCGAGATTCGCGAGTTCAAAGACGACCTGAAAAAGTAATGCAAGCCACGGCGGATGATATACGGGAACGGCTTGCTACCGACTTCAGCTTCTTCAGTGAACATTGCCTGAAGGTGGCTACGAAGTCGAGCGGCACAAGGCCGTTCCTTCTTAACCCTGCACAGAAGCTGATACTCGACGAGGTCGAGCGTCAGATAGAAGAGCGGGGTTACGTTCGTCTTATTCTACCTAAAGCAAGACAGCTTGGCTGTTCTACGTTCGTTGGTGGCTACGCCTACTGGCGCACCATAACGAGCAGTAACTACAACACCTTCATCCTGAGCCACGCGTCGGACACAACCGAAGCACTGTTCAGTATGACCAAGCGGTTCCATGACAACTGTCCCGCCGAGCTGCGTCCAGATACGGACTCCATATCGTACAAGCGAATTCACTTCACAGGCATAGACTCATCGTATGCCATCGGTACGGCGGGTGCAAGGGATGTCGGGCGCGGTCGCACCATCCAGTTCCTGCATGCGTCCGAGAGCGCGTTTTGGCCAAACTACGAGGAACACTGGGATGGTGTTGGCGAAGCCATCCCTAGCGGTAATGACGCCAAGGGTACTGTGGTCATTGTTGAGTCCACGGCTAACGGCGTCACTGGCGGCTTCTACGAGATGTGCCAGAAGGCCGTCAGGGGTGAGGGTGAGTACAAGGTTCTTTTCCTGCCGTGGTTCCTTGAGGAGGGCTACCGCACAGACCCACCCGCAGACTGGAACAAGCCTGACGAGTTCGCTGAGATCCAGAAGAAGCACAACCTGGACGACGCCCAGATTTACTGGTACTACCTCAAGGGTGTCCAGAAGGGGGCCATGTGGCGGTTGTTGCAAGAGTTCCCGTCCACGCTCGAAGAGGCGTTCCAGACATCAGGGGACGAGTCCTACATCTCCCCGCAGCTTGTTGCCGAGATCCGCACACCAAAGCCTGACACCATCATGGACGACCGTGGTTCACCGCGTATCGGCGCGTGTGACCCCGCTTGGACGGGCGATAGATCGAGTATCGGATACCGCATCGGTAAGCGCGTCAAGGATGTCCGGTACTATAACGGTAAGGATACCTACGAGTTGGCGCAGATATGTGTAGACTACATCAACGAGCAGAAACTCGATAGGCTGTTCGTTGACGTAATCGGTATCGGCGCCGGTGTGTATAACGACCTGAAACACTGGGGGTACGGCCATATTGTGCGCCCAGTAAACTTCGCTAAGGCATCCGCTGACCTGAATCCTGACGGGACGAAGAAGTACCTGAATGTCAGGTCACAGTGCTGGGGCCGTATGAAGGAAGATATGCTTGAGGGGCCATACGAGATCCCGAACCTTGAGGAACTCTGCGCCGACCTCATGGCACCGCAGTACCACTACAACAACACGATGGGCGCGTTACAGCTTGAGTCCAAGAAAGACATGAAGGCCCGTGGCGTATCGTCTCCAGACGGCGGTGACGTTATCGCGATGACCTACGCCGAGCCTGTGCATCGTCGGCTCGCCTTGAACGGCGGTACGAAAAATGATACAATACGTGTTGTAACAGAGTATAACGTACTGGACTTTTAATGGGTGCTACAAACTTCCAGAAACGCATTAAGAGAAATCTTCCTACGGGTACTGCTGTTCGCGATCCTCGCGACACTCGAACTGACTTCGCGGGATACATGGCGGGGAAAAGTAAGAACCCTGATAAGAATTGGAAAAGCCTCAACAACTCGTTAGGGCAAACAGTAGATAGTCATGTTGCTGGTTCTTCTATAATGAATGTTCCTAATAAAAAGAAAACACTCCTATAATGGATTTTAGTATTTATAAAATATCCTCACCTAGTGGGAAGTCATATATTGGATATACATCATATCCTGTAAGCAAAAGATTTAGAGAGCATAAATCTTGCAACAAGCCAGTAGGTAAGGCTATCAGGAAATATGGGGATAAAATAACATTAGATATTGTGGCTGTGGTTGACAATATTAAAGATGCCCATATACTAGAGAAGTTTTATATATCTATGTTTAATACCGTCGCCCCGTTTGGATATAATTTAACAAGCGGCGGTGAAGGTGTTTGTGGTTTCAAGATGCCTAAGAATATAGTTGATCGTATTGCCGAAAACAAAAGGATAAATATAGATTCTGAGTTTGCGTACATTCTGAGAAATTCTGGGGCAACCTATAAAGAGATTGGTGATATTTTCAATATATCAACTGCTTGCGCCACAAAGAAAATCAAAGAATACGCAGAAGATAATAATCTTTGTTTAGTTTCTGTTGTTCCTCATCTGTCTAGGGTTAGTAAGCAAAACAGACATTCCCTCGGCCGCAAGCACACAGATGAGTCTAAAAGAAAAATGAGAGAAGCCAATAGAACATATAAGAAAAGGACACTTCTTTAATGGGTTCAGCAAATCCAATAAGCATGTATTCTGGAATCGGTGCTATTGGCAATCTAGCATCAGATCCCAAAAAGACACTACAATACTACAACCTTTATAAGAAAATGAAGTAAGGGTCGATTAATGGGTTCTATTTTTGCACCAGACGTTCCGAAGGAACCGAAGATTGATACAGGCAAGATCGCGGCCAAGGAACGTGCGCGTCGTCGCCGTATGGCTGGTCATGCCTCAACCAACATCGTAAACAAACCTACACTTGGAGGCACCAATGCCGCAGAATAGTATCGTCGAGTTTGAGTACTCAACCACCACTGGGGCAACAGCATCGCAACGAGTGCCTGGTGGCCCATCTGTAATTGCAACAGCAGCAACCTTCGCCGCATCGACCACGCTTGTATTCGAGATCAGCCTCAATAGCGGCTCTAGCTGGGTAACACTTTTCGATATCACGGGCACAGCGGTCAGTGCTACTGTGAACGGCGCGGTTGGCGACCAGTATTGGCACGTAAACCTTCCTCGCGGTGGTTGCCTGATTCGCGCCAACTGTACGGCTGGCACGATGACCAGCGGTAGTTCATGGGTAGCACAAACCTCTAGCGACGTATAATGCACCCTGGCCCCAAGAAATCAGACGAGGAAATCATCGCCTACGTAACCAAGCGGTTCGATGGCATGAAGTCCTATCGCTGTAACTTCGAGTCGCAATGGGACGAGGTGGCCGAGGTGACTTCGCCACGCGACAAGTTGTTTAACACAACGAACAGCCCAGGCGAGAAGAAGCGTAGCAACCAGTACGACTCTGTAACCGAGTTGTCGCTTAATCGCTCGGCATCGTTCTACGACGCAGTGACCACGCCACGCAACAAGCGATGGCACGGCATCCGTTCCAATTTCCATGAACTCAACAACAACCAGCGTGTGCGCGAGTACTATGACAAGGTTGAGGCCGTTCTATTCCAGCACCGATATGGCCCAGGCGCCAATTTCCCGTCGCAACGTCACGAGCAGATCCGAAGCCTGTTCGGTTTCGGTAACGGCGTAATCTTCACAGACCTTGTCGGCAAGAAAATCCGATACAAGGCAATTCACCTATCGCAAGTCTACTTCGACGAGAACGCTTGGGGCATTGTGGATGTCTGCTATCGCAAGATAGACATGACTATCCGCCAGATGGAACAGCAGTTCGGTGAGGACAAGATTCCGAAGAGCCTCAAGCGCAAGTCGAAAGACCAGAGTAACGACACCTACTGCATTATCCATACATGCGAACCTAACCCCGACTACGACCCAGACAGCCTGAACCCAAAGAACCGCAAGTACATCTCGCACTACATCTTTAACGAGAGCGAACGTGCTATTTTGCAGACGACGGGTTACGACAACTTCCCGTACAGCATCTCTCGCGACTGTAAATCGCCGAGAGAGGTGTACGGGCGCGGCATCGCTATGGCTATCTTGCCAAACACCAAGATGCTGAACCAAATCAAAAAGACGCACATCGAAGCCGGACACATGAGTGTGCGTCCGACGTTGCTGATGAAGGACGACGGTAGTGTCGATGTTGTTGACCTCCGGCCTGGAAAGACTATTCGAGGCGGACTCGACGCCAACGGACAGCCGACGATCTCCCCACTGAACCACGGCGCACGTTACGACATCTCCTCTGACCTGTTGGCATCAGAGCATAATATGATCCGTGAGGCATTTATGCTTGACCTGTTTATCAGCAACCTTGAACGCGAAGCCACGGCAACGGAAGTGCTGACGCGCTCTCAGGAACAGGCGCGTCTATTGTCGCCGATGTCGGGACAGGAAGAAACCGAGTCGCTTGCAGTAATGATCGAGCGCGAGTTGAACCTGCACAATATCGCTGGACACCTACCGCCTATGCCCCCCGAATTGGTCGAGGCTGGCGGCGACTTTCAGATTGAGTACACCTCGCCTATCGCGACATCGCAGAAGGCTGACGAGGCGTTGGGCGCAACACAGACATTCCAGACGGTTG